CTCTAAGTTTACTTATAGGAATGAAAAGATGAAAATCCTTGATAATTCAAGTGAAGCAAATGCTCAGTTGTTTTATATGGAGCCTGAACGGTACAACCATCACAATATGCAGAACTTGCGTAGCCCTGATTTTATAAAATTTCATGACAATCAATACAAGATACAAGGAACGCATTTGGAGGCTACAAAAGTATGGGACCATTGGATTGATGCAATGAATTGTGTGGATGAGATATGGGTTGGCAATTATTTTGCACAAGATGCTGTTATTAATTCCGGAATTACAACTCCAACATATGTTTTTGAAATGGGAATTGATGAAATGTGGAAGCCTCATAGAAGAGGCGGAGATAGAAAGATAAAATTTCTACATATTGACTCAGCAAGTCCTCGCAAGAGAGCTGACATGGCACAGGCTGCTTTTTCTAGAGCATTTCAGGACAGGAATGATGTGTCTTTGACTTTGAAATACCACGGTAATGAGAATACAGAAGGATTTGGCATATCGTCAATGCTGGTACCTCGTCATGACAATATTACTTACATTCACGAAACTCTATCCCAAGAGGATATGATCAAGCTTTACTATGATCATGATGTTTTGATCTACCCTAGCGAGGGTGAGGGCTTTGGTTTTATTCCCCTACAAGCTCTTGCTACCGGCATGCCAGTTATTTCAACAGGTTTGTGGTGCTCATATAAAGATCTCTTGGGTAGAAATATCATAGATGCTAAATTGGGAAAGACACAGAGCACTGGCTATACATGTGGAGATGTTGTCCTTCCTGAAATTGATTCTTTAATTTATTTAATGAGAAGAGTAGTGGATAATTTTGATGACGAAATAAATTATTACTTTAATCAAGCACCATCTGTTTATGCAAGGTACAATTGGCAAACAAGGTGCGATGAGTTCCTCAAGTCTGTAGTGAAAAGACTTGGCACAAAAACTTTTCACTAAAAATATTCAATAAGGAGAAAAATGTTAATAGTAGATAAAAGAAAAGGTGAGAAGATGCCGGTTCACGATGTCATACCAACACCCAGTGTTGGACTGAATCGTGCACTTGGTGGTGGTTTGAATACTGGCGCTACACATCTTTTTTGGGGAAACCCATCAGTAGGTAAATCAACCATCTGTTTTAGAATCCTAGCAGAAGCGCAGAGCAGAGGTTTTAGACCTGTAATCGTTGACTCAGAGTATTCTTTCAACGAGGAGTACGCCGCTAAATGCGGGATAGACATTAGCGATATTGTTGTTATTCAATCAACTGTTGTAGAGGATATTCTTAGGAACCTACACCCCTATCTAAACCATGACGAGGAGAAGCATGTATTCCTATTCGACTCTCTTTCCAATATTATTCGGCAAGAAGCATACGACAAGCCAGAGGGTTCAAAGGCTATTGGATTACTTGCAAGGTCGCAGGGCGCTCTTCTCCAGCAGTTGGTTAATTACCTTCACAAAGAAAAGAATTTAATGATCTTTATTGCCCATCAGACGATGGACTTGAGTGGAATGTATGCGATTACCAAAGCCAAGATTGGCAACTCTGTCTATCACAATATGCATAATATCGTTAAGCTGTTCTTATCTCAATCATCAAAAGAAATGGAAAGAGATGATCGTAATATGATTATCTCCCAAAAGGTTGCTTGGACAATTGAAAAGACAAAGCAGAGAGCAAGTATTGGAACTAAAGGAGATTACTATGTAATCCCTCAAGAAGCAAAGATTGATGAGTTCAGGGAATTGCTAGATATTGCAATAGAGATGAATGTCATTGAACGCCGAGGTGCTTGGTACTTCTATGGCGAAGAGAAGTGGAACGGAATATCAAAGATTGTCTTAACGGACAAGCAATTGGCAGAGATAAATGCTAAAATATTGGTGTGATTAAAAAGATACCAATTATTGGCTTCTTAGCTGCCTCAGCTATGATGGGCTTTGTTGCTGTTGCTTTTTTGGCTGTCGTGAAGACAATCGAAGAAGCGCATGATCACGATTATTTCTGGGAGTAAATATGTACGAATATAGAGTAAAAAAAGTTTTAAAAGTTGTTGATGGGGATACCATTGATGTTGATATTGATTTGGGTTTTGATATTTCATTCACTCAAAGAGTTCGCTTGGCTGGCATCGACACCCCAGAGTCACGCACAACAGATAAATATGAAAAGGCTTTGGGTCTTGAGGTCAAGGACAAGTTGAAGAAGTCTATTGAGGCTGCCAAGACTATCGTGATAAGAACGGAGAAGCCGGACAGTACCGAGAAGTATGGCCGCATATTGGGTTGGGTATTTCTAGACGAGAATCCAGTATCAATTAATCAAACATTGATTGATGAAGGTTTTGCTTGGTCTTACATGGGTGAAACCAAAATAAAAAACTTTGAAGCGCTTTTAGCAAAAAGAAAAAAATAACTATAGAAAGTTGAAATATGAAAAGAACAGAAAAAGATGAAATCAAAAGAGATCATGCAAAGCCTGTTAAGAACTCCGGCAGAGGTTTCCGTAAAGGAGATGCTGAGTTTCATGAATTCCTTTTAGATTACAAACACAACGGAGCATCGTTCACACTAACCCGTCTTGCATGGATGAAGATGAGAAAAGATGCTTGGAAATCTAATCATAAATACCCATGCATATCTGTGGTGTTGGGTGAGGATTCTGATGTCAAGGTTGCCATTATTGAATGGCATGTGTTTCAGGAATTAATTATTGATAGCAATTATGAGTAATAATATTACTGGCGATATGCCAGATCTACCTATTGAACAAAGATCAATTGAGCAGCGTAGGGTCATAAAATTTTGGATTGACCATTGCCATAATCTTGAAGAGAAAAACCAAGTTCTAAAGAAAGAGCTTGCTGAACTACGCAGTTTGATACCAGAGTGCGAACAAAAAAAGGTTGTATAAACAAAATGCCAGAGCTTAACGCCAATATCCCAATGATTGAATGCTATGTTAGAGGAAACTTCCTGAGAGATCAATTGGACTCTCATGACAAATATTTCCCTTGCATGATTTTTGGAGTAACAAGTATTCAAGGAAGAAGTCCCCTATTTCATTTTCTAATGGAGGATGGTGGTGTTTGGTGGAGAATGCCTATAAACGCTTTCTGTGAAAGACCGGGCGTACCTGAAGTTGATATTCACGATCTTGTTCTTTGGAACTCTTTTAGTCCCCATGTATCTGTTACTGAATTCCAAGCAATGAGAAATATGAGAATGACTTATGTTGCTCGCTCTGGAGAATTCGTAAACGGAAAATACCTATTTACTCTTGACTGGCATGCTCCAGACGATAACACTATAAATCTTGGCTTCAGCACAAATCCTGGTCAACACAAATGTGGTCATGTCATGCTTAGAGATGACGGTAACTACGCCATACAGCCAAACAATAGGGTTAGGTTATTTGACCCTTCTTTCACAACCAAGACAGGAACTCTGATTGAAAGATTTGTTAACACCAGAAAATGGGATGTTGAAGATGCTAACAAGTGGAAAACATCTGATGACAATAGATACCATTATGACATTGAGTGACGGAAGAAAAAAACTTGAGCAACAATACGGAATGGAAGTTGTGGTGCTATGCTGTCGTGAGTGGAAGACACACTACGGAAATGGACATTTCGGTAAATGTGGAATCTGCAATCAGCAACCAAAACTAATGTCAGGAAAAAAATGGGACAGTTAACTTACGGAAGTCTATTCGCAGGAGTAGGCGGATTCGATTTGGGATTTGACTCCGCAGGATGGGAATGCAAGTTCCAAGTTGAATGGGATAAGCATTGCCAAAGCGTATTGAAGAAACATTGGCCGGATGTGCCAAAGTTTGAAGATGTAAGAGATGTCAATGGGGCAGACTTAACACCAGTGGATTTGATTTCATTCGGTTCACCATGCCAAGACTTATCTGTAGCAGGTAAGCGTTCAGGACTTGAGGGTAATCGCTCAGGTCTATTTTTTGAAGCAATTAGAATAATAAAGGAGATGCGCAATGCAACCAATAATCAATATCCAAAATGGGCAATCTGGGAAAATGTACCAGGTGCCCTCACAAGTAATAATGGAAAAGACTTCGGTGAAGTCCTTGACCAAATGGCAAACATCGGGGCACTGGGAATTGAGTGGAACATCTTGGATGCACAGTGGTTCGGAGTCCCCCAGCGCAGAAGACGAGTATTCGTCATCGCTAGTTGGGATTCTACAGCCCTTGAGCGAAGTAATGGAAAAATTCTATCTGTCCCCGAAGACAGCAGGGGGGATATTAAGAAGAGCCGAAAGAAAAGGAAACAGGCTTCCAGAGCCATTGAGACAAGCACTAGTGAACCTATCTGGTACGGAAAAACTGGATTCAGCAAATACGAACAAGGAGGAGTGAGTCTATCAGCGTCAGATCATAAGCGCCCTGATATGAATTTCATTCTAGAGCCTTATGTAAAGGTGGTGAGGTCAGGAGCGAGAGATGCCGAAGGGAACCTACCAGCAGAAGTCTGGCGTAGTGAGAAAGTTAGTCCAACGCTTAACGCATTCGACAACTCAGGAGAAAGTAGATCCACTGTTATTATTGTTGATGGTACTAGAGTTGATGATGTTCGTATTTATGATGACGGTATCGTACCTACGCTAAAGCACAGAATGGGTACAGGTGGTGGTCAAGTTCCTCTTATTGGTGAACAAGTTGCTATCCCCATTCAGGGAACAATCATTGGGAGAGCGGATACATCCGGTCCTCAAGGAAAAGGTTTTGGAGATGTTGGTGATCCATCATATACGCTTGATACAATATCACAGCATGGTGTCTGCACTCCGGAATTAATACTCAGGAGATTGACTCCACTAGAGTGTGAACGGTTAATGGGGTTCCCTGATGACCATACTAAATACACATCAGACGACAAAATTGTTGCTGATACGAACAGATACAAAATGTGCGGGAATGCTATTGCATCACCAGTAGCAGAATGGATTGGAAAGGAAATTAAGAAATGGATATCATAGTTAATGAAGAATGGCTGGCTTCTCAAATGGGGGACAAAGCTAAGGAGTTTGTTGAGTGCATGAGGATTGTGCAAGACATTATTGACAATCCAGATCATTATGTTGGAATGCAAGCGATAAAGTATGCAAACATATTGGCAGCTTATAGAACACAAATGATTGTTAAATCTCAAGGATTCAAGAGACGGTCTAGTATAATGAATGAGCAAGATAAACTTGTAAACGATGTTTGGAAAACAATGTATGAAGCATTGACCGAAAACATTAACGCCCTTAAAATTTCGGGTAAAGGAACTTACAATTGAAATCACTAAATAAATTAAAGGCTCCGAAGGTAGAGAAGATACTTAAATCAGACGAGCAGGTTACAGCAGAACTGCTGACTGCTATTGATGATAACCTTGAAAAAAGAAATGCACCTGCGATGAAAAAAGTAGGTGGATTCCATCCGAGTTATACAAACCAGTGCGCTAGATACTGGCATTACCTATTTGAAGGTCAAGAGGTGACAACCTCCTTTAGACCACAGACATACCGTATTTTTGACAATGGCCATGCAGTACATGAAAGGCTCTATAGTTATTTAAGAGAGATGGGTATCCTCGTTGCCGAGGAAATCCCGGTTACGCATTCTGATCCCCCAATTGAGGGTACTGCGGATGGTATAATTGACTGGTACGGTCATAAACTTATTGAATTAAAATCAATCAGTATGGAAGGCTTTAATTACAGACAAATGTATAATAAGCCCAAAGATGATCACTATAGGCAGGCTCAAATCTATATGAGATGTTTGGATTTGCCAAGCGGTTATGTTATTTATGAGAATAAGAACAACCAAGAAATCCTCCCCATCTTTATTGAAAGAGATGATGAGTTTATAGACAAACTATTTAAAAAATATAATGGCATATATACCAACTTCCTAGAAGGTAATATGCCTAAGCAGCCATACAAGAGGACATCTGCAAAGTGTGCTCAGTGTGATTTGGCTGATAAATGCTGGTCAGGGGATGTTTAGAGAAGAACCAAGAATTTGTGTAAACGATAAATGTAATAATGTATTTGTTGCAAAAGTTTATAACGCTTTATACTGTAGTGTTGAATGCAGAAGATTAATAACTAATAAGAAATTGTTAGAAAAATATTATGAAACTAAAGAAAACAAACACAGAAAAAGAATTTGTAAGACAAAAAATTGCACAACAGTATTGTCAAGTTATAATAAAGAAACTATTTGCGAACAATGCAAAGGTGAAAGATTCATACAAAGACTTATTTCTTGGGGATATGACGAAGAAAAGCTTAGAAAAGAGATATAATATTTAAGTGAGTCTTAAAGATATCGTACAGAAAGAAAAGTGGAATAAAGTCCTCGCAATAGACCCTGCTTCGCACTCTCTTGCTTGGGCTATTTTGTCTTGGGATAAAGAACTCATTGCTACTGGCAAGATTGATCTTTCCAAAGAAAAGCAGCAGTCAGAGAAATTCAATAAGATTAAAAAAGAATTATTAGAAGTTGTAGAGAAGCACTCCCCTGATGTTGCTGTTATTGAACAATCTGTTTATATCCAAAACTTTCAGACAAGCAGAATCATATCTTATATTATCGGATTCACTTGGGGAATAATTTCAGACAGATGCAAGAAGATTGAAGATGTCAGCCCATTATCTTGGAAGCCAGCAATTGGTTATAAAAATGTTACAAAAAAAGATGGTGAAATTCTAGACAAAAATGGAGTCAAAGGCTCTATGCTTATTAAAATGAAGAATGAAAGAAAGAATAGAGTAAGGGAAATAGTCGGTGTAGCATTCGGCAAAGACACAGACGGAATTGACGATGACGATATTGTTGACGCAATTGGAATCTCCCTATGGTACTGGAAGGTTAAGAAGAATGGCTGACGAGCCGTATAAAGACCGGACATGGCTCTACGAGCATTATGTCAAGAAGCGTATGAACCTGACCGACATCGTTAAGGTTCTTCAGCAAAGTTATGGGATAAGCGTAACCTCCCAAGCTATATATAACTGGTGTAAAAAATATGATCTTTTAAAGTTTAGAGGTAAGGGAAGAAACTTATCCGCTACAGCTTTAAGAAAGCCGAAATCTCCTATGCAGCTTGAAGTCGAGAAGCGTAGACGGGATCAAGCAAAAACAGCGAAAGCAAGAAAAAAAGGAATGGGAAAATGAAAAGAAGTGTAGTAGGCAAAGATATTTTAACTTTTGCCAAATTAGACATGCTCTACAACCAAGTGCGTGTAATTGAAGCAAAACAAAATGAAACCAAGTATAAGTGCTTGGGGTCTGGCAACTGTTGCAAAATAGGATTGGTATTACCAATGACTGAATGTGCAAACATTGCTTTCAAGATT